TTATATTTTAATGACAACGATGGATATACTAAGATGGAAGACGGAACTAAGATAGAAAGTGTTGCTAATAGAAATGTAATTTTTGATGGATCTACACCACATAATAGTACGAACTGCACAAACGAAAAAGCACGGTTTGTATTAGCGGTTAATTACTTCTAATAAATAACTAGAAGCAATACTATAAAATCTTGTAATGCCGACTCGCATTAAACCAAAACGAAGTATTACGCAGGGTCAGATTCCTGGTCTTAATGATCTGGAAGATGGAGAAATGGCTATTAATATTGTAGACCAAAAGATCTACATTAGAAGTGGCAACGCTGTTGAAACCGTAGCACAAGCTGCTACTGGTGCAACTCCTGTCTTCGCACAGTTGACTGGTCCTCTATCAACACAACTTGTTGTGAATAAGAGATACCTTGCTGATACCAATGGTGGTGTTATCAATGCCACTATGCCACAGGTCAACTTATCAGCTGGAGACAGCATTGAGATAGCAGACGGTGGCCAAAGTTGGAATATAAATAATGTTACATTGACTTCAGCCAGCCATCAATTTAAGGATGCGATAGGAAACATTGATGATGGACCTGTAAACTTAGATGTTTCAGGTGTAACCGTTATGTTTTTATGGACAGGTAGTTATTGGAGAATAGTTAGTTAAAATGGCATTAACATTAAGCAACGCACATTTCCAACCTCAAGACTCTACAGGGCATTTTGTTTATGCTTTGAGAAGAGATGAGTATTCTATGCTATACCTTACTAAGGTGAGCACTGCTTCTACCACTGAAAGCTTTGAACCATTCCGACTCGATGGAACGCAAGTTGAAGAGTTTGGAGATTATGAGGATTATGTTGAGGAAGTTACTGAGCAAAAGGCGACTGCCAATAATCCGCAAGATAAATATCAACAGATACGATTTGATCGTCGTAACTTAAATTATTTCCTAGATTCTGATGGATACTTAATCCTTCAAGTCAATGGAACCCATTCATACACTGGACCTGTTTAACGAGTAACTAACAATGGCAGAATTTAGACTTGGCAGACTGAAGTTCAACTGGCGTGGAGCATGGGCAGCATCTACCGCATATGTAATAGATGACATCGTTAAATACGGTGCTAGTTCATATGTGTGTACTGTTAACCATACTTCTGACGCTAGTGCTACAGGCTTCCCAAACGACTCAGCATACTGGAGTTTGCACCTTACAGGTCAGAACTTCGCTGGAGATCTAACGGTGAGTACTGGATATGTTGTCCAGGATATCGTTAAAGAAGGTGGTAACCTATACATTTGTACAGCACAGAATACTTCAACTGGTATTCAAAGTAACTGGTACGCAAACGACTACCCACAGTATTGGGATATCTATGCAGAGGGCGTAAACTTTAGAGGTGCCTTTGCTACTGATACTTACTATGGTATTAATGATGTAGTTGAATATGGTCCTCAACTATATCGTGTTACATCACCATTCCAATCACCATCAGACCAGACTGCCACTGGTGTATCAACATCCCCACATGATATTTCAGGTGTTGGATCAGACGGATTCTTCCCTCCTGCAGCAAACTTTGCTCCATTCTCTAACGGAATAGAGGGTAAAGGAGAGTATGATTCTAGTGCAAGATATGAGAGAGGAGACCTCGTAGAATTTAGTGGTTCTGCTTATGTTGCTATAGGTACTAACCCAAGAGGAGATCAGCCAAACCAAAACCCAGCTCTATGGTCTAACTTAGTTCAAGGTATTGGTACTGGATCTGGTGCGACATACGATAAGACAAAACAATATGGTAAAGGTCAGATTGTTACCTACGGTGGTAACTCTTATATTGCTGACCAATTAATAATTAATAACGACACACCACCAATCGGTGCTGGTATTACTGATGTTGATACTGGACAAAATGGTTGGTCTCTACTTGTTAGAGGACAAAAATGGAGAGGTACTTGGAGTAACTCTAATTACTATGAGCAAGGTGACTTAGTTGAGTACTCAAGTTCTGCATATGTTTCTGTTGCATCTTCTAACTTAAATGTTCAACCTGGTACTGCTGTTACCATGTGGCAAGCATTTGCTATAGGTGATAGTGCAGCACTCTTAACAACTAAAGGTGACATCTTAACTAGAGATGGTACTGGTCCTTCAAGACAGGGTATTGGTACTCAAGGTACATTCTTAAGAGTATCAAGTACTGATGAAGTTGAATGGCAGTATGCTGGACAAAGAACAAAAATATATTTCATTGACGCACAGCAAGGTTCAAACGATAACTCTGGTCTAACTCCTGACGATGCATGGCAGAATATTTCCTACGCATCTACTGCAGCACAGAAAGTATCTAACATTACTAACTTTGTTTATGATAATACTTCTGGTATTGCAACTGTTACTGCTGCTAACCACGGTCTATTCCCAAGAGGTGACATCAGACTTTCTGGTATAGCATTCACTTGTGCTCCTGGTTTCTCTGGTTTAACAACTACGATTTTCCCAGATGGTACACAAGGGTTCTACTTTAAAGTTGACAGTGTAACTGACTCTGATACTTTCGTAACCAATGTCAGTATCTCAACTATCGCACACACATATGTAAGTGGTGGTACTGTTACTGACTCTTCACCTGTTATTATCAAACTATCTGCTGGTGTATTCTCTGAAGAGTTACCAATTACTCTACCTAAGAACTTCTCAATTGCTGGTGATGTTCTAAGAGGTTCAACAATTCAACCTGCTCCTGGCATATCAACTGAGGGTGTTATTCCTAACGCTCGTCAGACTATGTTCTTTGTGTCTGACTCTACTACAGTTCAGGCAATCACAATGCGTGGTTTGCAGGGATTTGATTATGATGTTAACGATCCTTTCGAGACTGATAAGTGGCAAATTAAGACTGGTGTAGGTACTACTGCATGTGGTGTATACTTCAGATTAAACCCAACCGATCCTATTCTAAACCGTTCACCATACATTAAAGACTGTACTGCATTCTCTGATGTTTGTCTTGATGGTACAGGACATCAAGGTGCTATTGGTATCTTTATTGAGGGTGGTGTCCACAACTTAGCACCTGAAGGTGCTGGTGGTAAATCGATGGTGTTCGATGCCTTTACGAATATTCATTCGGGTGGTGTAGGATTCTTCCTAGAAGATGATGCTCTCGCTGAGATTGTATCTTCCTTCACATACTATTGTGCATTCGGATATGTATCTGATGATGGATCAGAAATTAGATCTCTATCAGGTAACAACTCTTATGGTACTTACGGTGCTATTGCATGTGGATTCTCTACACTAGAGACTCCTAGATTCGGTAGGATGTTCGGTGATAAGATGACAACTGTTGTTGGAACTTATGTTGGAACTCTTGCTGTTGGTGCAACAATGCGTGGTACTGTCTCAGGTGCTCGTGCTGAATTAACTAACGATCAGTCTGCATCAGATGCAATTTACTTCAAGTACTTCGTTGGATTTGGTAACACATTCTTAGACGCTGCTGATATTAACCCTGCGGTTGGTATTGGTACAACAGTCTTCACTCCTGGCGAATATGTTGAGGTTGACTCTGTTGGTGCTGGTGCTACTGGATACTTTAGAATGGGTACTGGTTCTAATGCAGCAAATGGACAGGCAGATATCCTCTTTGAGGTTACTGGACTCTCGACAACACCTATTGTTGGTGATGCTTTAGGATTCACTACTGTTGGTATGGGATTCTCTGATACTAATACTTACATCTTAAGAGCTATAACAAACTATGTTGCTGGTAATAACTACACTCCAAGTGCAGGTTCCTATAACCCATCAACAGGTATCGTACAGTTGACATCTAATAATCACGGTATGATGGTTGGAGATAAGATTCAACTAACACCTAACTCATTAACATTTACTTGTTCTCTAGATGGTGGTGTTGCTCAGAAGACTTATCCTCGTGCTACAGGTACAGGTGTTAACGCTGGTAAAGCTGACCCATTACATAGAACATTAGTTGCTCTATCTGCAACGACTGTTAATACATTCTCCTTCCAGTCACTAGAAAATATTCCTTCTACAAATACAAGTGCTCATACATTTGTAAGTGCAGCAACTAATGCTGTTCAGCAAGCGAATGGTCGTGCAACAATTAATGTGGCACCTGGTAAGGGATCTGCTCCTAAGTCATTCGACAATCAAGAGTTTGCAATGAGAAGTAAGTTCTCTAAACTAAGACTTACTGGTCATGACTTCCTATTGATTGGTACAGGTAACACTGCACAAACAAACTATCCTAACACTGATGAGAATACAGCATCACAGGGTAATGAAACTAATGTAACTAACTCTGGTAAGATCTTCTTCGTATCAACTGACCAAGGAGGTAACTTCAGAGTTGGAGAATACTTCTCTGTTAACCAGTTAACTGGTGCTGCTACCTTGGATGCTTCCGCTTTCAACTTATCTGGTTTGACAGAACTAAGACTGGGTGCTATCGGTGGACAAATTGGTGAAGCGATTAACGAATTCTCCTCTGATGAACTTATGTCTGGTGATTCTAACCAAGCATGTCCTACAGAGAAAGCAGTTCGTGGATTCTTAACAAGAGGTAAGATGGATTCCACATCAGGAATCTTAGTTCCACCTAGAGGTTCTCAAGCAGGAAGACCTACTGGTAACGCACTACTTAATGGTGGACTTCGCTACGATACTGATACAAACAGTTATGAATACTACAACGGTTCAAACTGGTTACCTGTAGGTGCATATCAGAATGTCGATGCTACTTCTGGAGTTACTGCCTCTAACAAACAGCAAATCTTCTGTAACACAACAGGTGGTGGATTCACTGTTACTCTACCTTCCTCACCAATCAAAGGTGATAGCATTAGATTCTTCGATGTTACCAAATCATTTGATTCAAACGCACTAACAATTGGTAGAAACGGTAACCCAATCATGGGTGACGCTGCTGACCTAACAGTTAATACTGAGGGTGCTGCCTTTGAACTTGTGTTCTATGATGGCACACAAGGATGGAGAATCATTACCATCTAATAGATTCATGGGGGTTAAATACCCCCTTCTTTCATAAATACAACTAACGAACCACCATTCGGCTTAAACAATGGCTAATTATCAAACATATAAAAAGATACAGGGGGATCAAGCAGTCATACCAGACTCTTTAGGTCCAGGACAGGTTACTGGTCTATCGACTGGTATCCAATGCCGAAGTTTCTACTTCAACTGCTGTAATAACAACCCATGTAACGGAGGTTGCTGTTATCAATGGACTGTACCTTCTAAAGTTCAAACAATTCAATTTGAAATTATATCTGGTGGAGGATCTGGTGGTCCTGCTAGATGCTGTGGTGGTGGTCCTGGTACTGGTGGTGGCGGTGGTGGTTACGCTACTAAGACAGTCTATGCAAACTGTGGTCACTTTACTGCAGGTGCTACACAATATACAATCTGTGCTGGTTCAAGTAGTAGATGTTCATGTTGTGGATGTTGTAATGGACGAACTGGTTGTGGATTTTACGGATGTCCTTCTTATGTTCAGGGTGGTGGACTAGGAACTTTCTGTATGCAAGGTGGAACATATGGTGTTAAGCGTTGTAC